TGTCTGGCGTGGTGAACACCGGGGCGATGTTGTTCGAGACGAACGACTCGGAGAGATCGCCGAACTGGGCCGTCACGGACAGCCGATGGATGCCGACCCGTGAGGCGTACCAGACATCGTTTTCACCGAACGCTGCCGCTTGCCGCCACGCGCATCCGACGGAGCCCGTCGCCGGGACCATGTTGTCCTGCACGGTGTACCCAGTGGCCGGGCCGATACCCTGGAGCCGGTACGCGCGCGACGACTTCAACATCACCAATTCATTGATGCTCGGCACTAGCGCGGTGAGCCCATGGCCGTCATTCGGGTTGACATCGATGAAACCCGCATCATCCGTGCCGGTCCAGTCCAGAGGATTATTGAGCCGCGACCAATAGACTCTCGAGGGCACGGCGGTCGCGAGCCCGAACAGCCGGTTGCCGTGCACCACCACCTGGATCAGCGTGGACGGCGCGCCGCCGCCAAGCGGCGTGACGGTAACGCCATCGAATTGCATCGGGGCATCGACCCCGTTGGCGATGAACAGGGTGTCGTTGTAGACCGCAAAGGAGTAACGCGCACCGGACGTGAGTCCCGTCTTGAGCGTGATCGGCGAGGCCGTCATGTCGGCGCTGTTGAGCGCGAACAGCGTCGTCGCCGTCGCGATGATCATCCACGTCGACCCGTCACTCTTCGTGTACTGGTAGCCACCTCGAATGCTGCCGTTGACGCCCGAGGTGAACTCGGGCTGCCAGTTGATCATCCAGAAGCCCGGCCGCGCCCGCGCCTTGCCGTCATCGCGGAAGTAGATATTGTGCGCGACGACCGAGCGGTCATTGTTGGCCATCATGGCCAGCTTCGCCCGGGAGGTGTTGATGTCGAGCCCCCCCGAGAAGTCCGTGGCCTTGAAGCTGTTGAGAATCGTCCCGGTCGCTGGCATTACGGATTAAAGTCCTCGACGAACACGGGGTCCTGCGTTTGGCGCGCATTCGCGCCCATCGCGCGATTGATCGCCGCATTTGCGATCCCCTCAAACGTGCCCGCCATGGACGGGTTGCGATCCTGGAGGTGCGCGTACGCCGTCGCCTTCGCTTCAACCGCCGCATTCAGATGAAACGGCATGATGAGTTGATCGGTTGTTGCGGTGAAGTCCCGGAGCAAGACGTTGAGCGCAGACTGAACATAGCAACTGCTCGTAAAGGTCACTCGGAGGTCGAGGGGGCTCTCCGCGCGGGGAAAGATCGTGAGGCCGCGCTCCCCGACCACATCGACCAGGAAGTAATTGGGGCGGATCGTCGTCGTGATCCCTGGGGCCATGCGGGCCGCGCGAAACGCGGGCCTGGCCAGGTCCAGGGAGAGATCGAAGATCGTCGCCTCACGCCCCGGCGTGATGCATTCGATCAGCTTCACCTCCTGGCAGTCCGGCGGGAGGAGGTAGTCGGTCTGTCCCGGAGTCAGCCGCAGCGACGCCGTATCGTAGTCCTCGCCGAAGATCTGGACGATGCCATCGGTACTGTTGACCGCACGCAGGTGGTAATCCGCCTTCAGCTTTCGGCACTCGGTATGGACCGCGGCGGCAGCGCGTGACAGGTAGCGCATGATTTGCGCGTCCGTCCAGAATGCGGGCTGCGCCTCGTCAAGGCTGTCCCGCACCGCACGGATCATGTCTCCGGCGGTGTAGCGCGCCGCCATCACACACTCCGACGGCGATCCGTCACCCGGAACCCGTCATGCTGCTCGAGCCGGGTGAGCGGATCAGCCGGGATATACGTGGCGACTCTGCGTTTGAACGACCACGCGAAGGCGTCATACATCTCTGACGCCCCGATCTCGTTCAGGTTCCGCCGGGCACGATCGGCCCCGGCATCCCATTCGTCATTCGCCTCGTCGAGCATGCGGTTCAACTCCTCGACCTTGCGTCGGTCCTCAATGCGTACGGAGTCGAGCACCGGATATACGTGCTCCCACCGAAGCAAGGTCGGATGCACCGAGACGACGTGCAGGTACCCGTCGATCCAGCCCAACCACAAATCTTTGGCCCGCGCGGAGTCCCCCAGGGGATTCGGGCGCTCTTTTAAGAACGCCGGCTGTAATTCGCGGGCGCGCATTTCAATGAACCAGCATCCGATGTGCTTCGCCCAACGCACGCGAAGTTCTGGATCGAAATCGCGAAGCTGTCGCACGAAGTCCGCCGGTGGTCGCATCAGCGGTGCCCGTGTGCGTGGTGGTGGTGGTAGACCATCGTCTGGTTGCCGGTCGGTGGCACAACGGTTCCATCGCCGAGACCGTCCAGGAACTCGAGCAGGACGAAGTGCGTGAGGATCACGGGATAACCCGCCGCGCCAGGCCGTTCGATCCCAGGCGCACGATGGTATTCGACGCATTCGCGGCGTTCTGGGCGAAGGCGAACGCAGCCTGACCGCCAGTCGCGCCGGAACGGATATAGGCACGGAAATGGAACATGTTGTCGGCGGTCGCATGGCCCTCGTTCACGAGGGTGCCGCTCGCGTCGACCGGCACGACGTGCGCCGTCCCTGATGGGGTGTTGAAATAGAAGACGCTCGCGACCGTCGCGATCTGGCCCCACTGGATGGTGATATCGGCCGGATTGATGAACCCCCACTTGATGTCAGGGGTCACACCGGTAAACGCGAGGCAGTCATATTCGACGAACCACAATTCGTTGGGCGCGAGGGTGAGTTCGAGACCGGTGATCGGCACCAGGACGGTGCTGTTGTTAACCGTGATATCGGCCGGCACCTTCAACACCACGATCCCCGTCGGCCCGCCCCCGCCGCCCCCCGTCGCGGCAATCGTCATGGCCCCGCCCGGCCCGCCGTCCGTCAGCGTGATTCCACTGCCCGCCGTGAGGACACGCTCGTTGGTGAGGCCGGCTTCCGCGGCAGCGGTGATGAACGAGGCGTTGGTCGGTGCGCCGCCGCCGCCACCTGCCGCCGAGATCGTGACGGGGCCGTTCGCTCCCCCGTCCACGATCGTGATGTTGGTGCCGGCGGTGAGAACACGCTCAGAGGTCAGCGTCGGGTCCGTGGCCAGCGTCACGTACTGTGCGCCCACCGGGGCTGCCGCTGGTGGCGCCGTGGCCGAGAGCGTCGTGCCGCTCATGGTGAGGCCCGTGCCGACCGTGATCTCCTCAGGAGCCCCTGCGCCCGCCGCGCTCCCACGTCCGAGCAGCCGGCTCGCCGCCGCGACGTTCTGCATCTGCGCGTAGCTGATGCCGCCGTTCGGTACGGTCGCCCGCGCCTGCGCGGCGTTGGTCAGATCCCACGCCACGCTCGAGGTGTCGGTCACGACACGCTCAGCCGTCAGGGTGGCATCGGCCGCGCCAACCAGGTACTGCGCGTTTACCGGCGCGCTCGTGGGCGGCGGGGTCGCCGAGAGCGTGGTTCCTGTCAGGCTGAGCCCGGTGCCGACCGTGAGTTCCTGCGGAGGGCCTGCACTTGCGGAGCCCCGACCGAGCACCCTCGAAGCCGTCACGTTCTGGATCTTGCTGTAGGTGATGGCCGTGTCAGGCACGTTCGCCTGCGCTTGGCCAGCCACGGTGAGATCCCAGGTGACCGTCGGTGTGGCCGTGACGACACGCTCAGCCGTCAGGTTCACGTCCGCGGCGCCCACGATGTACTGCGCGTCGACCGGCGCCCCGCCACCTCCACCACCACCGGCCGCAGAGATCGTGATCGCGTTCCCTGGTCCACCGTCAACAATCGTGACGTTGGCTCCGGCGGTCAGCACCCGCTCATTGGTCAGCGTCGGGTCCGCGGCGAGGGTGACGTACTGGGCATCGACCGGGGCGCCACCGCCAGGACCACCACCTCCTGCCGCCGAGATCGTGACGGTACTACCCGGCCCGCCATCCACGATCGTGACGTTGGCGCCAGCGGTCAGGACCCGCTCGTTCGTGAGCGTGGCATCGGCGGCCAAGGTGACGTACTGGGCGTCAACGGGAGCCCCACCACCACCAGGGGCCGGCGGGGGACTCGGGGGATACGCGATCCGGGGCGAACTCATCAGTCGAACTCCTCGAGGTACGAGACGGTGACAGAGCCGGCCGCCGCGATGGCCCGGACAGCCGCCGTGCTGGCAATCGTCACCGACGTGCCTTTCTGACCGAGCAGCAGCATCCCGTTCGTGGCCGAGACGGTCCCCGTGCCGACATAGACATCGGTGTCGGCGTGGTTGACGATGGTCACCGCCCGGCGGGTCGCCCGCGCCGCCACGACCTGGACCCCGCCGGCCGTCGTGGTGACCGCCACCTGCCCGTTGGCGATGTTCGCCGCCCCGACCTGGGTGACGACATCCACATCGCCGATGTTGTTGTTCCCGGCCGGCAGCCCCCCGGAGATCCCCACGGAGCCGCTGATCGGCTGGGTCACGCCGGAGCCGTCGACTCGGACGACCTGGTCGCTGGCCACAACGACCCGGAGGGTCCCGGCATTCGCGGTTCCCGCGTTCACGGCGACCCCGGTGCCGGCGAACTGGGTCAGGTTGGTGGAGGCGTTGGCCGGCGGGGCCGTGGTGACCGATCCGGTCACACCCACGCTGCCTGTGACAGGGACGGTCCCACTGACCGCCACGGTCCCGGAGACCGGCACCGTCCCGCTGACCGAGACGGTGCCGGAGACGGGAACGGTCCCCAGGATGGATACGCCCCCGTCCACCGTGATCGAGTTGCCCCCGTCCTGGATCGGGAGCGCGGCAGAACCGGTGGCTACGTCGGTGGCGGTGTTATCCGGACCCCAGACCTGCTTGCTCCGGGGGTAGTGCACCCCTCCGATTTCGTCGGTGGCGAGAGTCGCGCCCCCAGAGCCAGGATTCGCAACAAGGTTGTCAGCCACCGTCGGATCACCGGAGCGCCGATTGGAGCCGCTCGCGGATGGCCTGCTCGTCCTGCTGAAGCTTCTGGAGCGCTTTCTTCGTCTCCGTCACTTCTGCGTGTAAACGCTCGAGCGTCTTCTTGGCTTCGTCCTCGCGTGCGGTTAAACGCTCCTGGATCTTCCGGAGGTCCTGGTCGGCTGCCTGCTGCGCCTTGACGCTTTCGGCCCGGGCCGTCTCAATGTCCTTCTTCAGCCCCTCCAACTCCTTCTCGAGGGGCTCCCGCGCCTGCTCCACGGCTTTCTGCGCCGCCACCTTGGCATCGGCGATCTGCCGCTGGGTCGCTTCGAGTTCACTCTTCGCGGCCGTCGCCCGCTGCTCGGCCTTGCGGGCGTCGCCTTCCTTGGCGTTGAGGTCCTCGGCGAACGCGACAATGTCCTTCACCGGACGGATGAAGTCGTCGAGGCGCCGCGCCATGTTGATGAATTCCTGGGTCGGCAGGTGCGGGGCGTTGTCGTCCTTCTTCGGCGGCTCGTCCTTCTTCGTCCAGGCCGTCATGCGCCCCTCCTAGTCGAGGTTGAAGATCAGGTGAATCGTGACCGGGGTGGCGGACTGGTCCGCCGTCGAGACGAAGCGGAGATTGCCGCCGCCGGTTGCGGTACAGGGAATCGTGGTCGCCGCGTTTTCGGGAATCCCGTCAAGGGGCTCCACCGTGCCGTCGGTCAGATCGAACGTCGACACGTCGAGCCAGAGTTGCGGCCCGCCGGCATTGATGAGTTCGGTAGGCGTGAGGCCCTGAATCTTGAGCGTGGTGCCGGTCCCCGCGAGGTCCGGAACGTAGACCGCCATGGCCTTCGCAGCGTCCGGCACCACGAACGACATCGAATTGACCGTCTCGCCTGGCGCGGGCAGGCGAACGCGCTGGATGACGGATGGCCAGTTAAAAATCGGGCCTGCCATGGTGCTTACCGGTACTCGAGGTACACGTTCGGGATGGCCCCCCCGCTCACCGCCGTCGCCCCTCCGGCTGTCGTGGTCGCCGCCCAGGACATCGCGGTCGCGAACGGCAGCCCGTTGGCGAAGAGCACGTTGCGGCTCTCCCCCGGATCACACCGCATCTGAAACTCGGGGGAGGTGGTACCGAGCGTGGCCCCGGCACCCACCGCATTGAACATCTGGATATAGGCCGGACCGGCCGCCCCAGTGGGCGACGACACCGCGAGGGCATACAGCTTCACGGGGGCCGCCGAAACATCGGCCTTCGCGGAGACCTGTCCACGCGAAAATTGGAGCGCGTCGGTAAAGACCTCGAAGCGGCCAGCGGTCTGCTTCAGCGCGTTGCCGACGTTTTGAAATCCATCTCGCTCGTACGCTTGCGCACATTTCCACTGGTAGATCGCGGTGACGTTGGACATCAGCGTTCTCCTGACGCGACGCGCCCCTCAGCCGCCTGGTTCGCGCGCTGCATCGATGACATTTGGATGTTGACGACCCGGGTCGGCCCGCGTTGCGCGGCGTAGTCCTCGCTCTCCCAGCCCTCGGACGCCTCGAGGTCGCGCTCGACAGGCGAGCAGTCGAAGCAGGACTCGCTCAACACTTCGATGATCTCGTTGTAGGCCTCCGGCGACGGGTCCTTGATGCCGTAGCGGCACGTGATGAACTCGCCGTCGGTGGTCTTGATGGGGCAGTCGCGACGCGGGGCCTTGTGCATCCAGATCGCGAGATCAAGGGGCACGATCTTCTCGCGCTCACCAGGCTGCAGGTTGATCATGACCACGCTGTTGTACATGACCTCGCGTTTACGATCGATGTCGTTCTCGGCCCGGTCGTAGATCGTGACGTACGTGTTGGACATGGCTACGGCAGTTGGATCGGCACGATCACGGCGCCAGTGAATCCGTCAAGACGGAAGCACCGATGCGGATAATCGCAGTGGAAGTTGTCCCAGATGCGGTAGAACGCCTCGAAGGCGTCAATGGCCATGCGGCCCGTGCCGACGCGGCAGAGGATGGCGCCGTCCTCCTGCGCCCACGCACCCGGCTCGAGGGCGTAGCGCTTGAACCCACTGCGATCGAGTCCAAAGGCGACGTTGTAGGGCGCGTACTTGTCTTCGATGATCGGCACCCCGCCAAAGCCAAGTTGGCGCTGTTGCATCGCGCGCGTGCCCTGGTCGGGATTCATCAGGTCGGCGCCGACGTAGCGCCGATACGACTCCATCGACTGGATGTAGACACGCCGCAGCGAGTGGTGCATGACCAGGTCGGTGATCGACCCACCACCTCGCTGATCGGCCACGTCAGAGCCGCGCTGGATGACATCGGAACTCCACGCCCCGACGTTCGGGATGACCGTGCTTTGGAAGAGCGGATAGGTGAAGCGGTTGACGTTATGGAGCGTCAGGACGTAGCCGCCGTCGTCGACCAGCCCGCCGAGCCCCATGATCTCCTTCTGGTAGCTGGTGTCCGAGACATCGGTGATCGCCGGATGCTGCACGCGCACGATGTAATCGTTGTCCGACGCATTCACCGCCGAATCGAGAATGAGGCGATCACCTTGCGTCGGCACATTCACAACCCGCCGCACGCTGTTCGCGCGTAGCTGGCCATTGCCCGGATTGACGAGACCGATCGTCATGCCGGGCGCGATGAACCGCGCGCCGTTTATCGCGCCCGCCCAGCCGCCGGGACTGTCGATGTTCTGCGTGGCACTGTTGGCCGCGCCGTTGATGAATGCGTAGATCCCGAGACCCGTGCCAAAGATCGCGCGCCCGCGCTCGTTCTGCAGGTCGAGGATGATGCCCTCCATTTCCTGTCGGAACGCCGGGGCGAATGCGCCACGCGAGTTCTCACTGGCCTTCATCACCTGGGCACTGAGCGTGATACGGCCGTAGAGAAATCGCACTGGGATGCGTGTGTCGACATACTTCTGCTTGTCGGCTTCGGGCAGTGCGCCCATTTCTGACGCCCACCCAATTCCCTGGTTGCGGCCAATGCGACTGGGGTAGACAACTTCACGTCCCATCCAAGCGCTGTTATCGCCCTCCTCAAAGATCGTGAGGACGCGAGTCTTGGTCGGGATCATTTCTCTGATTCCGGCTTCGTAGACCTCTTTCAGGACCGCATCGTAGGATGTTGTTTCCTGCGCCATGAGTGCCTCGCTCTGTTAGCCGGCGCCCTGTCTCAACATGTCCAGTGCACGCTGGTGCATCGCTCGCTCGAAGGCCTGCGGGTTGCTGGGGTCCATCTTCGGCAGTGCAGGCTGACCGGGAGCACCCCCAGCGGGGCGCGGCGGCAAGTTGTTCGTGCGTTGCTTAACGTCATTGACCTTGGCCTGCGCCTCGCGCCGCACATAGTCGTAGTGCTTCAGGATGGCGTTGAAGGTCTGATCGAGGATCTGGCGGTCGCCCGCCAGATATGCGCGAGCCAGTTCCGGATTGGAGCCAATGACGCCCGCAACCTGGTGACTAAGCAGTTGCACGTCGTCCGGGCTCGAGGGCAAGCCGGCGGCCTTCGCCAGTTCCCCGAGCCGCACGTGCTCGTCCTGGATGTAGCGGTTGTGACCCTGCATCTGCACCTGCTGCGCCGTCTGGTTCGCCTGCTGGTAGCCCTGCGCCAGCAACGGAGCGGTCCGGGCGAGATTCATGAGGTTGACGAACTTCGGATGGCGCGACATCAGATCGAAGAGCGTGTTGCCTGCGGGGTCCCAGCCCTCCGGCATGGTCTCCGGCGTCTGCGGCCGGTTGATCATCGATTGGAGGGCCTGCTGATACGACTGCCGGAGCGACTGGTTGTCGGCGACGCTCTGCTCGTAGGCGCGTTGGCTCTGCTCGTAGGCACGCTGCCATTGGGCGCGAGCGTCGTTGACCTCCTTGAAACGCCCGTAAGGGATCTGCTGGCCCGCGAGACGATCACCCGGCGCTGACGGGGCCGTCTCCGTACTGGTGTCGCTCGCGGGCGTGTCAGCAGCCACCGCCTCGGCGCCTTCCCCTTCCGCGCCTCCGCTGATGGCGGGCAGGATCGTGCCGTCGGCAAAGCGCCAGAACGATCCAGTCAACACTGCGGCGGGGGACGAATCCGCCGGTACGTCCAGGACCTGCTCGTCTTCCATGTGGCACCCTGGCGAGGGGCGAGGTCGCCGGAATCACGCCCGTCTAAACACAAAAAGCCCGACGAGGGCGGGATCACCGCCCCGGTCGGGCTTCTCGTGTCGAGTTAAGCCGCTAGGAGATCAACTCAGCAGTTCGGTCTGCGCCAGCCCTCCGTCATGTCGTCTTCGGCTTCCATGTGCCGACGCGACCGCTTCTCGTTCTGCTCGAAGACGGCGAAGATGCCGTCGGTGAAATGCAGCGTGATGCTCCCGGTGAAGTCCCGCGGCAAGCGCTTGTCGCAGTACCGCAGGACGTACTGAGGAACAGAGGGCATCAGCCACCGGGCCGCAGCATGTTGGCGATCGACTGGAGCCCGCTCATCTGCCCCCACGGGCTCGCGTTGCTGCCCATGCCGCTCGTCGGAGCCGGAAGCGCCGACGCGCCTTGCAGGTCGGAACGTCGTTGCGCCATGTCTCGCATCGCGCGGCGCGGCGGTCCCATGCGCCCGGGATCGAACGGACCAGGACCAAGGGGCCGCGTCGGTCCGGTGATCGGCGCCGTCGGCGCCGTCGGCGCCACCGGGGCACCGATCTGCGTGCGGCCCGTGAGCAGATCCATCCCCGGACCGGTCATATTGGCCCGGAGGTTCGCGACGAGGTCGGCGAGCCCCGACGGCGCCGCGGACCCGACCTGGGGCGCGCCTCGAGTCGGCCACATCGTGGCCATGCTGGCGGCGCCGCCGAGCGGGCTCCCGGTATCAGGTACCCACCGTCCCGACAGGTCGAATGCCATGGCCTAACCCTTGTCCATGTCGGTGTCGCGCACCAGCCGGGAGAGCCCCGACGGCGGCCGCGGGGGAGACGAGGTGACGCGGGCAGACGCCGACGGGACGCGCGCCCCCGCGGCGCGCCGCGCTCGGTCCGCACGGAACTCGGCCGGCGTGTGCGTCGCCCCGGTGCGCATGTTCTTCGCCTCGACCACCGTGCCTCGGCCCACGGGACCCCGAAACGCCAGCCGGACCGTGTCGCCACCTCGCTGCACCGTTCGATACCGCACACCCTTGAGTGGCATGGTCAATTCCCCAATCTCAGTCGGATCGTTTCATGTCAAGGGATTCGCGCTTCCCATCGGCGGTGATGATGGTGACCCGCCGGTTGTATTCCTGCGCGGTCAGAATCGCGTCCAGCCATTGATCGTCCGTCCGATAGCCCGTCCGCATGATCAGCACCTCCGGGCTGTCCCGGTCCTCACGACTCAGCCGCCTGAGCGCGGGGCCACGCGAGCCGGTAGTGTCCGCACGTGCACGTCGCCTCCGGGCGGTCGGTGACGCAGTACTGGACCGCGGAAAGGCGTGCGGGAGCAGAGGCAGGGAGGTAGGCGTGCCAGAATCGACTGGTGTCGGGCGGGACCTCGAGGATCGGGGCATCGTTACGCTCCAATGGTCTGTCCCATCGCGCCGGCTCGCCCGGCCATGGCCGCGGGTGAGCCGCCGCCCGCCGTGCCGGTGGTGCGCCGTCGCGGTGGCCGCTGGACGACCGCTGGCGTTTCGAGCAGGCTCGAGCCCTTCGTCTGTCCCTGCGCCTGCTGCTCCTGGCCCTGGCGCGGACTGCCCTCCGGCGGGAGCCCGGCGAGTTGCGCGGCCTGATTCGGGGCGAGCGGCCCGCTGAGGGCCACGGAGACCTTCGGCGGCGGCTGGCCCTGCGCCTGCTGGAAGAGCCGGGTGTGCTCCGTGTGCTTCATCTCGAGGATCTGTTGCAGCGGCATCGGCAACGAGAGGGCAAACTCGCTCTTGAGGAAGTTGCCGATCTCAAGGGCGAAGGTCACGTGTCCATCGACAGTGGGCCGGATGCGGGGCAGCGGCACACCCTGCTGGCCGCAAAACTGGACGATCATGTCGTACGGCACCGGCTGGCCGAACTGCTGGGAGATCTGCTGCGCCCCGGCGAGCGCACCCTGGATGACCTGGACCGCCTGGGGATTCAGTGCGAGCATGCTGATCTGATCGCACTGCATGACGGCCATTTTAGTGTCGCGCGCCATTCCGGGCGTTAGCGTGGTCAGATCGTAGAGTTCGAGCACCTTCTGCTGGATCTCGGGGTCGCGAATGTTGATCGCCCCCATGTTGATCGCCTGTTCGATGCTCGCACGCTCGACGAGCGTCGACTTCGGCATCCCGGAGCCCGCTTCGGCCACCACGTCCACGCGGCCCGTCAAATCAGCCGCCATGAACTTCGAGATCTCCCACTGGCCGTTGCGACCCTTGATTTTCAGTAATCGCGGCTCAGTGGCGAACTGACGATAGATGGCGAGCGCCATGCGGCCGAATTTGGCCCATGCCTGCTCCCAGAGGATGAACATGCCGCCAAAGCGCGACATCGCGCGTTCCTGGAGCATCTGGAGCGCAACTCCGGCACTCACACCGGCGGGACGGTCGCCTTTCATCACGTCAAACACGGCCGCGAGTTCTTCAAAGTCGTGGTCGATCATCTGCATCCAGGAAATGAGCCCTGAGGGGATGCCCTGACCGGCGACGCGCATCGGGGGCTGTGGCGAGGGTCCCAGCGCGTTCCAGGTGATGATTTGCCCCGGATCACCCGTGAATTGCGTGACATTCGCGCCGGCAGGCACCAACCACACCGGATTGGCCGTCCGATTGAGGATGGCTTCAATCAACGACTCGAGACGGTTCCTCTGGACCTGCTTCAGGGCCAAATCGTCGGCCACCGTCTTCGGCCACGCACTCCCCGGCACCAATTTCGTCGGAAAATGGACCAGCGGGAGGAAATAGTCCTTCGTGCCGTCGGGACGGTTGTCAAAATAGGCCAGCGGACCCACGTAGACGAGTAATTCGGTCCCCACGATGATCGCAAGGAGCCCATCGGGGTAATCTTTCTCCGGGAGCGACCAATACCACGTCTCGGTCACCCGACTCGCCGTCGACACGGACTGATTGAAGGGCCAGGTGCGTCCGAAACCCCCGCCGACCTCCTCGACGTGCCCGGCGAGCAGCGGCAGACGCTCCTGATAGAGTTCGCCGGTGTTCGCGGCACTGTCGGCGTGAATTTGGTCGGCAAAATCCGGCCAGCGGCGCTTGGCTTCGTCCACCGAGATCGATTTCTTCCGCGCACAGTCGTGGGCGAGCGAAAAATTGGTCACGGACGTGTCGTAGAACATCTCGAAGCACGTCGCCACGTCCGCATACATCTTGCCGATAGGCGCTTCGTGCCCGATGGGCGCTCCCGTCGTCGGATCGAGGGCCGGCGCCATCGGACCGCCGCATCCGGGCGCCAAACACTCCTTGGAATCGGTCGGCGGCTGCTGAATCCCGCACGCGGCGCACTGTTCGTGCTGCACGAGGCGCACGCCGTGGTCGGGGGAGGGATCGTAGCCCGCCTCCAGCCACGCGCCGCCCGTGAATCCGGCCCACACCGCCAAAATCTGGCGCTGCAGACGGATGTCGATCTCGTTTTGGACGATTTCCATCACGCGATCCGCCACATTGGAGGTCGCGAGGTCCTCGGGATCGTCGGTGGCGGGCCGAAACGTGAGGGTGGGCTCGACGCGAGCGAGCACGGAGCAGTACGCATCCATCGTGGAGGCGTAGCGATTGGTCACCGCGCGCGGCGTGTTGCGTTTGAGGGCGGCGGGACGCCAATTTCCGAGTCGATAGTCATAGACAATCCACTGGTGTCCTCGATAGAAAAGTATGTTCCGCCAAGCGGTACGCATCATCGAGTCTCGGCCGTGTTTCCAGAGTTGCATCCGGTCGCGCACGCGCTGTTTGATCGCGTCCTGGTCGGCGTACGGGTCGGGCGGCAGCCCGAGTCCCGCGCCCATCGCATCCAGCGGCGTTGTCGGCGCCCCCGCGGCACCGCCGAACACGTTCATCGCCTGCTGAGCGAGGGAATCGAACGTCGGACCGCCGCCACCCGGAGAAGGAAAGACGCTCATGGCGCGTCGGGCGAGCCGATGAGATTCATTTCAGGCTGCTGGAGCATCTCGCGGAGTTCCTTCGAGAGATCCTGCTCGCGTTCGGGACGCAGCGGCTGCGTGACGGGCGGCAACGTCTGGTGATGCGCGCGACATTGGTCAATCGCAAGCTCGGCGCGCTGCCGCTCATGCACGTAAAGCCCGCGCCAATAGAGAACCTCCTGCTCGAGGTGGCGCATGTGCCGGCGCTCGACGCCCAGATGCCACTTCCACCAGCGACTGATCATCATGGCACTGTCACAGTGTGACTTGACAGTCGTGGTACAATGACTGTGTAGGTAAATTCACTGAGGAGGACGCGCGATGACGTTGACGTGTCAGTACGGAACATCGTTCCTGAAACCGGAGGACAAGCCCTGCGGCGGGGCGCAATGGATGGTGCCGAAGTATTACATCAACAATCCGTCGGGGGAGCGACGGCCCACCACGCTGTGGATCTGCGAGAAGCACGCGAAGATCGCGCGGCAAATCAATCCGTTCTCCGGGATGAAGGCGCAGCCGGCGAAGGAAGCGAAGGAAGCGAAGTAAGCGATGGAAATAATCTGTGACACGTGCGGGAGCCTCGGGATTGCGTTCCCGCCAAAGCTGGCCGAGATCGAGAGGACGCGACACATCGAAGGCTGGATCGATACACGCGGGCGACAGCGCGAGCGGCCGCATCCCGGGCACCGCGTGAAGATCGTGCCTGACGGCGACCTCGGCAACCTCAAGGCGTTCGGCTTCCGCTGACCGGCGAAGAACCCCGGCGCAGCCCACACGCTGCGCCGGGGCATGCCCCGGGAGGAGTGAATGACCGGCTGCCCCCGGTCGGTCCCGGGACACACTCATGTGACATGCTCCGGGCGGTGATGGTAGTTCCCGCCCTCTCGTGGAGCGGCTCCGTACGGCCTGCTAGTGGCCGAGTGAACCGGCGTACCCGCCCGGAGCACGATGATCAACCGACGTACTCCTCGTCCCCGGCCCCGAGCGCGTAGGCCACGCGCGCCTCTTCCATCACCTGGTCATTCCGGTGCGTGAGCCACGCCATCCGGAGCGACGCCGGATCGAGATAGGGCTTCTTCTCGAGGAGCGCCTCCTCGAACTCACGGCGCTCGACGACTTCCGCCGCCTGGTCGGTGAACGGCGTGACGCGGGTACCGCGGCTCGACGGCGTGCCGCGGACCTGGTAGAGGTCGGCCACGGCGTCGAGGAGGTCGTCATGGGCCGAGTCCCGATCGGTGCGGAACTTGTCCGCCTCGTCCTTGAAGTCCTCGAGGGCCTCGCACGTCGCCAGCGCGTGGATCTGCCCGGCTTCCCACGGCGCCTGGAGCCCACCGATGCGGACGGCCTTGGTCACGCGCGTGTCGCGCTCGAGCTTCATCAGCGGCAACTGGTAGCCCCGCCGCATGCCCTCCATGTTGCAGATCGTGAAGAGGCTCTTCTGAAAGCCCGTCGCCTCGATCCCGATGGCCATCACCCGCGGGAACTCGGCATGGAGGTCGAAGATGGCGCGGGAGAGCGCGTACTCGTCGTGCTTCATCCGCTTCAACTCGAGGAGCCAGAGATTGCCCTGGTGATCGAACCCGCCCACGGCGATGGCCGTCCAGTCCGCCCAGCGCTTCTGCGAGATCGCCGGGTCCACCGTCATACAGATCCAGAGTTCGTCGAGCGGGGGCAGGTCCTGGCGCGGGACCACGTCGAGCCGGCCGCGTTTGAAGTGCTGGGTGTCGGACGAGACGGGATCGAGGAGATACTGGGCGGCGAAGTCGGAGGAGCCCATGTCCTGGCGCTCGCCGAGCAGCCAGTCGAAGCTGAAGCGCTCGGGGAAGGTCAAGCGCCGCCACCCGATGCCGGCGAGATCGCGGGCGCCCACCGACTCGGGCGGGGCCACCTCCCACGCCGGGACCTGGTAGATGCCGAGCTTCCGGCCGCGCGTGCGGACCTCGTTCTTGAGGCGCGCGTAATAGTCGTCGTAGTGCCAATGGGTGCCGACGTAGTCCCGCGTGGTGATCCCGCCGTCGGTCCCGACGGGATCGAACAGCGGCCGGATCTTCTTCATGAAATCGACGGTCGCCTCGCGGAGATCCTTCGTCTGGCTGTTCTCCTTGCCGATCACGTCGTCCGCACTCAGGTGGTCGTAGTGCTGGGAGGTGAGTTCGCCGGTGATCCCGACGGCTTTCACCGTCGAGCCGCGCAGCATGCGATTCGGGCGCAGGAGTTGGATGTCACTCTTCGTCCACGTCGGGAGCTTCGAGGGATCGTTGCCCAGCACCTCGGGGAACGCCCACATGATCATCGGGTGGACGAGCATCTGCTGGATGCCGGCGAGCATGGGCTCGGCGTTTTCACTCTTGTTCGAGACGATGAGGATGCGCGTGTTGGGGCCGCACTGCCGGCCGCCCCATGCGGGGTCACCCGGGGTGGCGAGGAGGCGTTGGACGTTGCGGATGACGGTGAGGAGCGTCGTCTTGAAACAGCCCCTGAACAACAAATACAAATTTTCCGCGTACGGGGTCGTTTGCACCCACTGACAGAGCGGCTTGTGGAAGCGATCGCAGAGCCCGTTTTGCGGGTCCGCGTGATAGATCACTTCCTTGGCGAAGGCGTAGAGATCGCTCGTCACGAGCATGCGAAAGCCGGCCTTGGTGTGCGACACCGGCGTCGACTTCCGCGCGGTCATCGGGTCCATCAGGCCGGCGACGGCTCCTCCCCCTCGCCGGCGAGGTCCTGGTCCATCTCGCGCTGCTCCCGCGCGGCCACATCGCGATCGAGCGCGTCGAGGGCAATGGCCGCGCCGATGTGGCCGGGCTTGCCCTCCTGCATCGCCTGGATGTGGTCGCCGAGATGGGCGGCCATGAGCACGGCGTCCGGCGTCTGCGGATCGGCGTTGAACTCGCAGCGGGCGCACGAATAGAAGCCGCTCGTATGCCAGAGCAGCAGGATGCCGCCCGGCGTGTCGGACAGCACGCGGTGGCCACCCAGGTCCTCGCGCAGCGGGGGATTGACCTCAGTCATCACACGTTCTCCAGGTCGTCACCGGGCACATCGGGGGGCTCGTCACCGTCG